TCGTACGGCCAAGCACCCGACAAAATCGAGCGGGATATCACGCCACCTGTACAAAATTTGGACAGCCCCGACAGGGATTGAGGGGGTGCATCCCCCCATCCAAAATTTTTTTGGGTCCGACATCCCCCACTATCAGCAGGACGACAAGTGCGGATAACCCACCTCAAAAAATCTGGGAGACTAAAAAGGGGTTACAAATATGTTAATAAATGAACAACGGCCACGAGGGTTATAAACGAAAAATGGTAGGTTATGCACGTTGATCTGACTAAACCGCAGATTCAGTACATTGAGACTGAGGCTCCGTTTCCGGCGATGGTGGCTGGATTTGGTGCTGGGAAGACTGAAGCGGCAGTGTTTCGGTCTATTTTTGGTCTGATCCGTACGGCTAATCAGTGCAAAGGGTTCTACCCGATTCGTGGATTCTATGCGCCGACGTTCGATTTGATTCGAGTCATTGCTTGGCCCAGATTTGAAGGGATATTGGAGAAGTTAGGCATACCCTTTACCTTGCAGAAGTCTCCGTTAAACCGAATCATCATCCACGGCGTAGGTGAAATCTTGTTCCGGTCAATGGAGAATCCGTCTCGGATCATTGGTTATGAACACTGCGATGCGGATGTGGACGAGTTGGATACTCTGAAAACGCAGGATGCGGCTGAAGTTTGGCGAATGATCCTTGCGCGTAATCGTCAATATAAATCCGATGGCTCGAAAAATACCATTGGCGTGACGACGACTCCTGAAGGGTTCCGGTTTGTTTACCAGACTTGGAAGCAAAACCCGAAAGATGGGTATGAGATTATCCAAGCCCCAACCCGTTCAAATCCTTACTTACCGGACTCGTATATCGATACGTTGAAGGAGATGTATCCATCTAATCTCCTCGAAGCCTATCTGGACGGACAGTTTGTCAATCTACAATCTGGAACTGTTTACTCCTCGTACGATAGAAAGGTCTGTCGATCAAACGAAGTTATCACGCAGGGTGAACCTCTATACATTGGATGCGACTTTAACGTCATGAATCAGGCCGCGACGATCTTCGTTCAACGGGGTCAGAAGGAGTTTCATGCGGTGGCTGAGTTATCGAAGATGCGCGACACTCCCGATATGATTAACACGATCAAAGAACGGTGGCAGTCGAAAGGTCACGCAATTTATATCTATCCTGATGCCAGTGGAGCCGCAACTAAGTCGGTGAATGCGAGTATTTCTGACCTTGCATTGCTGGAACAAGCTGGATTTACCATCCGTGCGAATCGAGCCAATCCAAGAATCAAGGATCGAGTAGCCGCGATGAATGCCGCATTGGAAAGTGGAAATGTGAAAGTGAATCCGATTGCTTGTCCGATTGTGGCCGATTGCCTAGAGCAACAGGTTTACAAGAACGGTGAACCAGATAAAACTGGCGGTCACGATCACCAGAATGACGCAACGACGTACCCGATTGCGTACGAATTTCCGATTCGGAAGCCTCATGCAGACGTTAATTTCGCATTTGCTGTATGATTGGGATTACAATATGCCTAAATTCGTGAAGGGTTGAGCTATGCCTGTAAGTACCCAGCATCCTGATTACTCAAAATACCTACCTGTATGGACGCAGACTCGTGACTCTGTGAAAGGCGCAGTCGCCGTCAAAGAGAAGAAACACGCCTATCTTCCTGTTCCAGATAACGATTCTGGAGATGAACGGAAAGGCACTGAAACCGTCCGATACCGCCAATACATGAAACGAGCGTTGTACACCAACTTCACTGGCCGTACGAAAAACGCTCTGGTCGGTGCGGCATTCCGCAAGAACCCAAGAGTCGAAATGCCTGAAGGTCTGGATTATCTACTCAAGGATGCAACCGGCGACGGACTATCTTTGACGCAACTGGCGAAAGACGAACTCTCGAATCTACTGGAAACTGGAAGAAGTGTGTTTCTGGTCGATTTTCCACAGGCCGATGACAATTTAAGTGCTGAAGATGTTTCCCGTCTAAACCTTCGTGCGTCAATCATCCCCTACACGGCAGAAGCAGTCATCAACTGGAAATCAGATGTGATTAACGGTCGCAGACTACTCACCTCTGTCACTATCGCTGAAAACTATCTGGAGCCTTTGGACGAGTTCGATCATTCCACAAAGATTCAGTATCGTGTTCTTCGCCTCCGCCCGAATGGATATTCTCAGCAGATTTACCGCGATGACGAACCCTACACGCAAGAAGCATTTCCCCGTAAGGCCGATGGGTCTACATGGGACTTCATTCCAATCATGTTTGTCGGATCGAAAAATAACGACTACACGATTGACGATGCGCCACTGGCTGACATCGCTGAAGTCAACATTGCTCACTTCCGTAACTCGGCTGATTACGAAGAATCCTGTTTCATCGTAGGGCAACCCAGCCTGTTCATCACACACTCTCTGTCATTCGAGCAATTCCAGCAGTACAACCCGCAAGGAATCAAACTCGGCTCACGCGCCGGTCATGTTCTGGGTGATACAGGTGGAGCAAACTTACTGCAAGCTGATCCAAACCAACTGGTATCAGCGGCAATGGCGGCTAAAGAGCAACAGATGGTTGCGATTGGAGCCAGAATCATCACTGATCGGGCAGATCGTGAAACGGCTGAGGCCGCGAAAATCCGCTTCGCCAGTGAAAACTCAGTCCTCGGTGACGTAGTTCTAAACCTATCCGAAGGGTTGATGACCTGCATTGGGTGGGTTGGTGAGTTCATGGGGGTCGAGTCTGACGATGCGGTATTCATGATTAACAGCGAGTTCTACGACAAAGCCCTTGATCCACAGCTCATTATGTCAATGGTCACTTTGTTGGATCGGGACATCATCGCAGAGAAGGACATCTTTGATCGCCTGAAATCGGCAGGGATTGTTGACCCTGAACGGAGAATGGAGGATGTCCGTGATGAAGCTGGAATGACATCACCTGTTCCTCTGGAGGCAGTCAATGGCTGAAACGGCTAAGAAAACCAATCCGAAACTCTGGGAGAAAGCGAAAGCTGAAGCCAAAGCCAAGATGGGTGGAAAGCATTCAGCCCGTGCCATGCAGTTAGCCACTAAAATCTATAAAGAAAAAGGCGGCAAATACGCAGGAGCCAAGAAGCCCAGCAACAGTCTCTCAAAATGGTCAAAAGAGAAGTGGGATTATGTCGGCAAGGAAGGCAAGTCGCGGTATCTGCCGGAGAAGGCACGGAAATCACTTTCAGCCGGAGAAAAAGCCGCCGGAAGTCGAGCCAAAAACAAAGCAACCAAGTCAGGAAAGCAAACAGCCAAGTACACGCCAGCCGAAAGACGCGCTGTAAGGAAAGCAACCCGTGGCTAAGAAAGACCCAAGATTGACTCGCGTAGGCGTTGAGGGGTTCAACAAACCCAAACGCACTCCAAGTCATCCGACGAAATCTCATGTTGTCGTCGCTAAAGAAGGCGACAAGATTAAGACCATCCGGTTCGGTCAGCAGGGTGCAAAGACGGCTGGCAAGCCAAAAGCCGGTGAGTCCGAAGCAATGAAGAAGAAACGTGCTTCATTCAAGGCTCGCCATGCCAAGAATATCGCCAAGGGCAAAATGTCTGCGGCTTATTGGGCTGATAAAGAAAAGTGGTAGATGGCACTCTCTGACGAGATACAAGATGCCATAACAAGGCATCAAGTTTACTTATTGCGTTACTCTGCTGGCCGCGAGAAAGAAGCGGCTCGGTACATCGACGCAATTACTCAGCGGATTACTGAAGAACTACTGAGCGATGAATTGACTGAGATGGACATCCAAAGGCTCAATCGATTCATGGATGAAATCGTCGAGTTCCAGCAAGATTTAATGAGCCAGCTCGAAGAAAAAATACTCGGTGATGTCGATGATTTAGCCAATCAAGAGACAGACTGGGCATCCGGTATGTTTTCCAACTTNCTTGGCGAACTCGATACTCCGTCGAGAATATCAACACAACTCNCTGTTTTTGCAGGGATTTTACCTGTTGCTGGTTTGACAATAAGATCACTGGTATCCAGATTCCGGCAGAAGAAAATCGCTCAGACGGTCCAATCGATTCGGGATGGGATTACGTTGCGAGAAAATAATCAGCAGATCATCGGCAGAATGCAGACCATCAATCCCCTGCATAAGAAGCAAGCCGGAGTCCTGATTAAGACGATTACAAACTACACATCGGTCCAAGCACGAGATGTGGCAATGCGGCTGAACCCTGTGTTCTTTGATGGCTATGAATGGGTATCTGTCTTGGACTCTCGTACGTCTTTAATCTGCGCGAGCAGGGATGGCACGGTTTATCCGTTCACGGATGACCCAGCTTTGTCACCGAAGCCGCCAGCACATTTCTCTTGCCGCTCAACCATCACACCGAAACTGAAACCGCAGTTTGAAACAAGAAGCACGAAACAGCCCCGTAGGACCGCACAAGGCTCGAAAGGCTCTGCCAAGGTCAACGCCAAGACAACATACGAATCGTGGCTTACAAGGCAACCAGCGGAGTTTCAGGATGATGTATTAGGCAAAACTCGCGGAGCGTTATTTCGTAGAGGAAAGCTACCAATTTCTAAGTTCGTTGATGAGTCAGGGAAAACTTTGACGCTCAATGAGTTAAGAAAAGTCGAACCCGAAGTATTTAATAGGGTAAAATTGTAACTGGAGCCAGAGGCTCAACGTGCGAAGCTAGAGGTGAAGCATGGAATTTTTAAATGAAGTCGAGCTTGATGAGGAAGTTAAGAAGCAACTTTCTGAAAAGTTCAAGGAGACTCTGGATAAGAGCCTCGAAGAAAAGATTGCTGAGGAAGTCCAAGGACTGAAGGCAAAAAACGATGAATTGCTGGCTGAGAAAAAAGCCGCACAACGAGCAAAGGATGAGCTAGATGCCAAGGCCAGAACTGAAAAAGAGAGGTATGCTCAAGAAAACGGGCAGTACCAAGAACTCTACGAAAGCCAAAAGCAAGAAGCCAATGCTTTACGGCAAAAAATCGAAGAAATGAATCAACAGGTCGTCAGACAGAAAATATCGTCTGAGGCCACTAAAATCGCTGGATCGTTGACAAAAGACGTATCCAAGGCAAAATTGTTAGAAGAAAAGCTAAGTCAGAGACTTACGCTTATGGATGGAGAATTAAGGGTGACTGATGACTCAGGTCAACTGACTGTCAGCACTCTTGAGGACTTGGTATCAAATGTGCGGAATGATTATCCATTCCTAGTTGATGGTATCCAAGCAAGCGGTGGCGGGGCCACTCGTTCACAAGGCGGGGCTGATGTGGGCAATAGAGAAATTAGTCGCTCTGATTTTGAGGATATGAAACACGCTGATCGTGCAAAGTTCTTCAAAGAAGGCGGCAAAGTCTATGACGATTAAAGGAGAAGCCACATGGCTAACGTATTAACTGATCTAGCGGCAGACATCTACAAAGCCGCCGACGTAGTAGGACGGGAGCTAGTAGGCTTCATTCCTGCTTCCACTATCAACGCTGACGGTTCTGAGCGGGCGGCGAAGGGCGACGTAGTTCGTGCTTCTTTCACTCGTGAAGCATCAGCAGTGGACGTATCAGAGTCTATGACTATTCCAGAAGGAACAGATCAGACTGTTGATAACAAGACACTGACAATCTCAAACGCTCGTGCGGTTCAGATTCCTTACACTGGTGAAGATGTACTCCATCTGAACAACGGTATCGGATTCGAGACTGTGTACGGTGACCAGATTGCTCAGGCAATGCGTACTCTGACCAACGAAATGGAGCAAGACTTGTGGGAAGAAGCCTACACGAACTCCTCTCGTGCGTTCGGTACAGCAGGTACTACACCATTCGGCTCTAACTTCTCTGAGATTGCTGAAATCCGCCAAATTCTGGTAGATAACGGTATGCCACAGAACGACGGTCAGGTGTCTTTGGTCCTCAACACTCTTGCAGGAACTAACTTGCGTCAGCTCGCTCAGTTACAACAGGCTAACACTGCCGGTGGTACTGATCTTCTGCGTCAGGGCATCTTGCTTGATCTTCAGGGTCTTGGTATCCGTGAGTCGGCTCAAGTCGGCATTCACACCAAGGGTACTGGTACTAGCTACTTGTTGAACGATGCTTCTTCAGCTATCGGCGACACAGTAATCGCAACTGATACTGGTTCAGGAACTATCCTTGCAGGTGACATCGTTACCTTCGCAGGTACTTCTGACAAGTATGTTGTCAACACAGCTCTTGCTGGCGGTTCATTCACTATCGGTGGAACTGGTCTGGTAGCGGCTGAAGCTGATAACGATGCAATCACTGTCGGCAACAGCTACACAGCGAACATCGCATTCCATCGCCGTGCTTTGGAATTAGCGGTTCGTGCGCCAGCAGTACCACAAGGTGGCGACATGGCAGACGACGCTATGACTGTTCAAGATCCAGTTTCAGGATTGGTATTCGAAGTCCGTGTTTACAAGGGCTATCGTAAGACCATGATCGAAGTTGCGGCATCTTGGGGTGTCAAAGCGTGGAAGTCTGACTTCATCGCTACATTGGTCGGCTAATGTCGATCCTAGCGGGGGCTTCGGCCCCCGTTTCTAATGAGGATTCATAAAATGGCAGAATCAAAGACGACTACCAAGAAAGCACCCGCTAAAAAGCCAGCGGTTAAGAAAGCGGCTCCAAAATCAGATGCGCCAACGCTCACCAAAATGGTTCGAGACGATGGCAAGGAAGCGATGGTTCACCCATCAATGGTTGATGCGTATAAGTCCGGTGGATATAGAGAGGCGTAAGTCATGGCTTTGGTCATTGAGGATGGATCGGTTGTCACAGGTGCTAACTCGTACGTCACTCTGGCTGAGTTTAAGACTTGGGCAGATAGTCGGGATATTAGTTATAACGCCGATGATAATGTACTGGAAGCTCAAATACTCCGCGCTATGGACTATATTGAGCGACTCTACTTCATCGGGAATAAGGCAAACGAGAATCAACCGCTTCAGTGGCCTCGTACGGAAGCCCTTATCGACGGTTACTACGCTGATGCGACAGAGATTCCGAAAGAAGTCAAAATCGCCGTGTACGAAGCGACTGTCGTTGAGGCCGCTGGATACAGCGAGCTGGAAGTACAATCGCGCAAGACGTTGCGTGAGCGTGTTGGAGACATCGAAGTGCAGTACGCAGACAACAGTGAAAACCGCACAATCACTCCAGCACTCCAGTATGCACTGAATCGTATCGTTCAACCGGCATTTCAGGTGTTTAGGATATGACGTTCAACTATACGGCCCTTCAGTCGAGTGCGGGTACATTGCTCCAGAATTTTGGACGGCAATTAACCTTCACCCGTACGACAAAGGGTTCGTATGATCCAAATACAGGGACGACATCGGATTCATCTGCAACGTACCAAAAGTATGCGTGTGTGTTTGAGTACACGGATGCGGAGCGAGGCGATCAGACAATCGAGCAAGGTGACCGCAGAGTCTTAGCCGAAGGGTATGCCTATCAGATTGGGGATACAGTCTCTTTAGATAGTGAGACTTACAGGATTATTTCCGTATCAAATATTCAGCCAGCATCTACTATCGTTGCGTGTAACTTGCAGGTGAGAAAATGAGTGTAATCCTAGCTGAAGATGCTGTCGCGGCAACTACCGAAATCATGAAGCGAGTCAACAGAGAAATTCGCCGTCAGCTACGCAGGACTTGCAAGCAGATCATTAAAGACACTCCTGTTGATACTGGGCGACTCAAGAATAATTGGTACGCCAGTAATCGTAGGGTCGGCACTAGAACAAACAAATCCACTGATCCATCAGGCAAAAATTCGTTGGCTCGTGTTGATAAAGCCCTTGCTCGTCTAAAAACGGGTCAAAGATTCCACTTCTTCAACAACTTGCCGTATGCTCGCGTGGTTGAGTTCGGAATGTATCCAAACCCACCGAAGAATCCAACTGGCAAAACTGTCAATGGATTCTCCAAGAAAGCCCCTTCAGGAATGCTGAGAATCAACGCAGATGGATTTGTGATTGCAATGAATAAGGTGAAGATCAAGTAATGGCTACGCATTTCAATGACATACAAGCGGCTCTTGACAATCGTCTCAACTCATTTGCTGGCGGCTATGACATTGCGTGGCCGAATGTTCCGTACGAGCCTGATGGCGCGAGTACGTTTTTAACTCCTAATTTTATCCCTGAAGATACTCTCCAAGTAGGGCTTGGAACAAATGGAAAGGACGAAACAAATGGCATCTATCAAGTAGATGTCGTCTATCCGGCTGGGTCGGGTAGATCAACTGTTCCAGACAGTCTCTCAGATCATTTCAAGCGAGGTACTGTTATGTCTTATAATGGGGTGAATGTTCGTGTGCGGTCAGTTTCGATTGCACAGGCGATAACAGAAGGCGCGTATCATTTCGTACCCGTTTCTGTTAATTTTCAAACATATACTGACGCGAGGTAAGGCACATGGCTATCGCAAACGGCGCACAACACTCTCTGCATTACATCGCAGAAAGTACCTATGGGACAACTCCCGCAACTCCAACTTGGACTCCACTGCCGCATACGGGTGCGACTCTGGCTCTAACCAAAGATGCTATTGAATCTGAAAAGCTACGAGGTGATCGCCAAATCGAAGATTTTCGGCATGGCAACAAGTCTATTGGCGGTGATGTCAGTGCAGAAATGGAATATGGAGCATTTGACGATATCCTTGAAGCCGTCATGTGTGGCACTTGGGCAACTAATGTCCTGAAGTCTGGCACAACTCGACGCTCATTTACGTTAGAGCGTAAATTTGCTGACTTAGCTACACCAGAGTTTCATCGCTACACAGGCGTAGAGTTCAACTCGATGGCAGTATCTATCGCCCCTAATGCGATGGTTACATCAACTTTCTCAGTGGTGGGTAAGGATTTATCTTTAGCCACAGCAGAAGTTGCATCTTCAACTTACTCTGCTGACGTAGGGAATACCCCATTCGATTCGTTCACCGGCTCGATTACTGAGGGTGGATCATCAATCGCCACAGTCACTAGCCTTGAGTTCACAATCGAAAACGGGCTAGAGCCATTATTCTCAGTCGGCGCAGACACAACTAATCGTCCGTCTATCGGGAAGTCTCGTGTCACCGGCACATTGACCACTTATTTCGATAGCAAGTCTTTGTACGAGAAGTTCATCAACGAGACTGCATCTGAAATCGTCTGTACGCTGACTGATACAGCAGGGAATGACATTCAGATCGATATCCCTAACGTGAAGTACAACTCAGGACAACCGGACGTATCTGGTGAAGGTGCTGTGACTGTATCTATGGACTTTGTTGCTCTGTACAGTTCTAGTGACGCATCACAGTTAGTGATCACTCGCACACCTGCATAAATCGCAAACAATAAAACCTAGGGGGTTTTATGGACTTAAATCAACTGGCAACGGTTGAGAAACATGAAGCTGGTGCTGAGTGCCAGCTTTATGATCCACAAACTGGCAAAGCTGACGATGGAGTCGTCATTATCCAAGGCGTGGACTCAAAGGCATGGAGAGACGCTCAGAAGAAGCAGAGACGTAAGTACAAAGATGCTAAGGAAATAGATATGTTCGATCACGAATATCTAGCTCCGATCATCGCCGCTTGCATCACTGGCTGGCAGAATCTCAAGAAAGGCGAAGAAAAGTTCGAGTATAGCGAGGAGAATGCGCTTTGGTTGTGTGAAAACTCACCATCACTGGTTACGCAATTATTCTCATTCGTTATTGATAGAGAGAATTTTACCGGAGACTGATTGACGAGTTCGTGACGTATGGGAGATGGTGTTTCTGGATAAACGCCTATCCTGAAGGCTCCAAAATCAGTCGGCTAGATTCTTTAAAACAAGTTGAAAAGAGTCGTGGAGTCACGCCACCAGAACTGCTTAACGCGCCAAAGTTATCGTGGCAACATGATGACTGCTGGACTGCCTATATAGCACTCAAGGACCATACATGGCCGGAGCTTGAGAGTTATATGAGATTGACGGGGAAAATACTCGATCAATGGGAAATAGAGGCGGTAATGACTTTGGCGAAGTTTAAAGATCAGGAGCCGACATGGATATAGTAACCAGATTTCTAGCCGATACGAGTCAGATGAAAGATGCTGAACGTACGGTCCAGAAAGTTGGCGTAGAGTCTGAAAAAACCGCCAAGAAAGTTAAGAATCTTGGCTCAAATATGCGGCTCACTAAAGGGCCGACATCTGCACTCTCCACTACCGCAGGACAACTTGGTGTTCAGTTTCAGGATGTCGCGGTGCAAGCCCAGATGGGTACTGATGCTGTCCGAATCTTTTCACAACAGGGTCCGCAAATTCTTTCTATCTTTGGCCCGAAAGGAGCTGTTCTTGGTGCGCTAGCGGCGATTGGTGCTGTTGTAGGGCAAACCATAGTTTCAGCATTTGGGCTTGGTAAGGATGCCATTGAGGAGTTCGGCAAAAGCGTCAAGGCCGTAGGCTCCGTCATCAAAGAAACGGAATCACAGGCGTACGCTTTATCTAAATCTATTCTCGATCTTGCGGAAAAAAGCGAAGTTGCCGCTCGTTTAGAGATTGCGATTGCCTTGAATGCCGCAGGAGACGCGGCAAAGTATGCCAGAGAAGCCATTGCAGAGCTTGGCATCGAAGGCGTGGGGATGTATCGCTCCATTGAAGATGTGAGTGCCGTCACTCAAACATTTATCAAGCTACTCGATGATATTCGTCACTCAGGAGAAATATCAGCATTATCAATGCGCGATCTTCGCAAGAGTGCTGAGTCTTTGGGGGTCGATTTTGCTGAAGTAACCAATATTGCTGGTTTATTCATGCAAGCGGTTGACCCTAATTCTGATGGTCGGTCAATGGTTGCGTTTACTGAGCAATTAGCATTACTCGCTCAAAAGACCGATGACCCTGCGTTCCTTAAATTTGCTAAGACTCTATTAGAGACTGCAATTACGGCGGCGGAAACTGAAGAACAGGCTCAAATGCTCAAGAAAGCCTATGAGGATTTATCTGGAGCAATCAGTGACGCTAACTTCAATCAAGAAAAATTCAATGAGAATGCCGAAAAATTCATGGAGGGCATTCGCAAAACTAGATTCGATAATATCGTAAAGGCTTACGAAGAACGCAAGAAAGCTGAAGCAGAAGCGGCAAAAGAAGCTGAGAAACAGGCTGAACGAGAAGAAAAACTCAGAGAAAAAGAATTAGAGCGTGTTGAAAGATTCCAGCAAAACATCAACAAAGCTAGATTTGATTTGATTGTTCTGGGCTATGAAGAAAGGGTCAAAGAAGAAGAACGTCAAGAAGAAGAAGCTCGTAAGCGTGAAGAAGAACGCCAGAAGTTCATAGACGAACTAAACAAGAAGCGATTCGAGGCTATTCAAAATGCCGCTGACGAACGTCGCAAAAGAGAAGCTGAAGAAAGAGTTAAGCAGGAAGAAGAAGAAATAAAGAGTCGTGAGCGTGTTACTAATGCGCTACTTAGCCTTGAAGATAAAATGCTAAAAGGCAAAACAGAAAAGCAAAAGGCGGCATTCAGACTAGGCGTGAATCTAGCCAACGCAGAAAAGCGAGAGAATGCTAAAACTATTTTGTCAGATTCATATACTGCGGCAATGAAGGCATACAAAGCCCTCGCAGGTATCCCATTCGTTGGCCCAGCGTTAGGTGCGGCGGCGGCAGGTGTGATCCTAGCGGCAGGTGCTACTTACGCAACTCAGTCTCTTGCGGGTCGAGCTGTGGGCGGTCAGGTCCGCGCAGGTGAATCCTATGTCGTAGGTGAGCGTGGGCCGGAAGTTCTGACGATGGGTACGGGTGGTCGAGTTATCCCAAATGATAAGCTGGGCGGCAGTCAGCAAGTGGTCAATAGGACTGCTAATATCAGTTTTAATATCAACACCGTAGACGCTCGCGGGTTCGACAGTCTGTTACAATCGCGTAGAGGCCAGATCATCAACATGGTCAACACAGCGATGAACGATAAAGGCAGGAGAGGCGTAGTCTAATGGCTGGCACATATCCAACCACACCAGAGTTCGAGGCAATCAATCTCGAATCACGCCACAACAACGTGATGTCTGAAACTGTCTCAGGCCGTATGCAAGTTCGCTCGTTAGGCGGGCAGAGATGGTCGTTTACTGCAAAATACAATCCAATGACTCGCGCTGAGTTTCAGCCTGTTTTTGCGTTCGTAATGAGCCAGCAGGGTCGATTTGGTACGTTCACTATCGTACCGCCAGTGATCGGTGATGCTAGCGGTGACGTATCCGGTACGGCTTTGGTCAATGCGACAACAGCGGCAGGAGCTACATCTGTTGCGATGGATGGGATTACAGGCACGATCAAGGCTGGAGATTTCATTAAGTTTGCTAGTCATTCTAAGGTCTACATGGTCACGGCTGATCGGGCGGGGGCGGGAAGCGTATCTATCGAGCCTCCATTGGTATCAGGCGTCACCGATAACGAAGCAATTACATACGACAGTGTTCCATTCTTGATGCGCTTAGCTAACGATGTGCAGTCGTACAATCTTGCATCAAACGAATACTACGAATACGAACTGGATATGATTGAGGTGCTTTAATGCCACGCACCGTCAACGCATCAACACTGACTGCCCTACAAGCTGACTCGGTACGTCTTGCTCACTTGGTACGGATTGGATTCGATACAGAGCTTTTCATAACTGATTACGGCCATCAGATCACTTATGATTCAAACGATTACTTGGCCGCATCACACTTTCTGAGCTTAAGTACATCACAAGAGACTCAGGATTTGCGTGTAGGCTCGTTGAGTTTAAGCATTTCAGCAGTCGATCAGTCGTATGTCTCGATCTTCTTGAATCAGGAATATGTGAATCGTCGGGTTCGCATCTGGCTTGCTGTACTCGACAGCAGTGCGGCTATCGTCGGCGATCCGATCAAGACATTCGATGGCGAGATTGTCGGCTACTCTCTCCAGAACTCCGCAGATTCGGCAGTCATCAATATGGAGATGGCATCGCACTGGTCTGACTTTGAACGGAAGAATGGTAGATTCACCAATCAGAACAGCCAGCAATACTATTTCCCTAGCGACACTGGTATGCGATTTGCGGCAGAGTCGATCAAAGACATCAAGTGGGGTAAAGCCTGATGGGTTGGGTCAGTAATTTCTTCAAGAACCCTATCGGAACGGTTAAGGATACTGTCAATGATGTAGTCGATACCGTTGTTGATGTAGTTGAAGACGTAGTTGATGTAGCCCTTGATATTGTTGGCGAGATTATCTCTTGGGTCATCGATATACCGGAAGCTCCTGATGTAGATCAAGACGCTCAATCTGTACTGGTCAACAAGAACTCGAATATCGCTCAAATCCCTGTCGTGTACGGCACACGAAAGATGGGCGGAACTAGAGTATTCGTTGAGACATCAGGGGCGGAAAACAAATATCTCTACATCTGTCTGGTGCTTTGCGAAGGTGAAATCGATTCGATTGGAGAGATTTACATCAACGATGAAGCTCTTACCGGCTCTGCTTATGCTCCATACGTCACAGTAGATAAGAAGCTCGGTACGGATAGCCAGACTGCATCGACTGTCCTGACAGCCGCACCATCATGGAGTTCTACGGACACTCTTTCTGGCATCGCTTATCTAGGTATACGGTTAGAGTTTAATCAGGATGTATTTAGTTCGATTCCGAATATCAACGCGATTGTTAATGGCAGGAAAATATACGATCCGCGCACAGCAACGACAGCTCTTTCATCGAATCCTGCACTCTGTCTTAGGGACTACCTGACAGACACTCGATACGGCAAAGGGTTAGACACATCCTTGATAGACGATACATCAATCTCGTCTGCCGCAAATGCCTGTGATACTGATGTGACTAACTACGATGGCTCAGGCGAGACAGTGAAGCGATTCTCATGCAATGCAGTCATCAATACAGACAGAAAGATATTCGATAACGTCAAAATCCTGCTGACCGGTATGCAAGGGATGATGCCTTACCAGAATGGCACATACCGCCTTGTGATCGAGGACGATTATGACAGCACGTTCGATTTCGACACAGACAACATCATCTCTGGCTTCAAGATTCAAGGCTCGACTAAGGATCGGAAGTACAACAGGGTCACAGCTAAGTTCGTCAATCCTGATGCTAACTGGCAAGCAGACGCAGTGATCTGGCCTGAACCTGATTCATCGGACTACACCACATTCTTAACAGAGGACAACAACAAGCCTCTGGAGACGGAAATCGATCTGAACTGCACCACAAGCTATTATCAGGCTCGTAACATCGCTAAAACGCTTTGCCTAGCCTCGCGTAAGGCAGGACTGCAAATATCGTTTGTGGCGACTCCTGATGCGCTTAAATGCTCTGTCGGTGACATCGTGACGGTCACGCATCCAACTCCTGCATGGTCGAGCAAAGAATTTCGGATTGTCGCACTCAGCATCAACTACGATGCAACGGTCAATGTGAGCCTCGCTGAACACAATGCCGCTGTTTATCCTTGGGTTTCTGATAAAGAAGAACCAGCTTCATTTGCGTCAAATCTACCTGATCCATTAACGGTAGCGGCTCCTGTGCTGGCAGTATCGGATGAGGTGAGGGTTCATAACGAGGAAGCTATCTCGTTCCTGATTGCCAATGTATCGAGTACGGATCAGTTTACAGAGCGATTCGAGGTTCAGTCTCGGTTAGAAGGCGAGACAAACTTTGTGACGATGGGTCAGGCTGGCGGCGGTCAGTTTGAGCAGGTAAACATCGAGGATGGCCGTATATACACAGTTAGGGCTAGAGCGATTAATTCGTTAGGCGTTCGCTCCGCGTGGACAACGATAGATCATCAGGTCGTCGGTAAGACAGCTCCGCCATCTGACGTTACAGGACTCACGGGTAATCTGATCGGAAACCAATACTTCCTAAGCTGGAATGCTGTACCTGATGCTGATTTATCGCATTACCGTGTACGGTTTGCGGCAGAAGATGCCTCGCCTAGCTATCAAAATGCAAACCCATTGGTTGATAAAGTATCTCGTCCTGCTACTTCTGTATTCGTTCCTGCGCGGAATGGAACGTATTTCGTTAAGGCAATCGATAAGCTAGGTCTGGCATCTGAGAATCCGGCCACTGTGGTACTTAGCTCTAACATCGATGAATTGGATAACTTCACTGGAATCCAGACTATCAATGAGCATCCTGACTTTAACGGCACGGTCGATGATGTCGTCGAAAACGATTCAGAAGATCGTCTGGTGCTTGATACTGCTGTTTTGTTTGATGCAGTGACAGGGGACTTTGATGACGCTCTTGGCCTGTTTGATGCGGGTTCAGGTAACGTCGATGCGGAAGGATTCTACTATTTCGCAAACGATGTAGACCTCGGCGCAACCTATCTCGTCAGAGCAACAGCAATCGTTAAATCTGTACGGGTAGACTATGTAAACTTGTTCGATTCATCTGAAGGCTTATTTGATGATCGTCAGGGTGTTTTCGATGGTGATGTAAACGCATTCGATGACGTAGGTGTAGAGATACAGGCTCGATTCACCACAGATGATCCTGCTGGCACTCCTGCATGGTCTGATTGGCAGACTTTTCAAGTCTCAGACTTTAAGGCAAGAGGATTGGAGTTCAGATGTCGGATGACTACGACAGACGATCAGGCAACTCCAGCAGTCTCATTCTTATCGGTTCAATTAGATATGGGCGATAGGACAGAATCAGGCGATGATGTGGTATCTGGAGCTGGCGCAAAGGTCATCACGTTCGATAAGGCATTCCAAGCAACTCCTGCTATCGGCATTGGCGCACAGGATTTACAGACAGGTGATTACTACACACTGTCGTCAAAAAGCCGTACAGGGTTTACAATTACATTCTATAACAGCAGTGATACTGCTATTAGCCGCACGTTTGACTATGTGGCGAAAGGATACGGACGCGAGGTAACGTAATGAGCCAAAATGATTTCACCATAGCCAATCAGGGCTTTCCGGCATTTCGGGCAGACTTAAACTCTGCTTTACAAGCGTTAGCCTCGCTCAGTGCAGGAGCGACAGAGCCTAGCACTACCTTTGCTTATCAACTCTGGTACGACAGCACTACCGACATCCTGAAGGTTCGTAATGCGGATAATGACGCTTGGATCACGTTGTTTACGTTCGATCAGGCCACGGATTCTGTCTCTGTCTCTGGCGAAGAACTGGTAGACGACACCACTCCACAGCTTGGCGGTACGCTCGATGCAAACGGTAACGACATCGACATGGGCGCGAATATCATTACCGATACAAAGGTCGGTCAATGGGACACAGCGTATGGTTGGGGCGATCATGGCTCGGCAGGATATGCAGTGCTTGCATCAGCGCAAACTTTCACAGCATCCCAACGTGGGACAGTGACAGCAGACAACGATCTGTCGTTCGACATGAACGCTACCAACTTCTTCAAATGCACACCAACAGGCAACGGCACACTGACGTTCACGAACATCACAACCGGACAGTCTGGCAACATCTGGCTAGACAACTCTGGCGGTCACACTATCTCAGCCGCCGCTACCACATACATTGCCAGTGCAGACCTCACTACCATCTCAACAGCAGGAGTGTACTTCCTGTCGTACTACTCTGATGGTACGAACGTGATGGTCAGTGCGACTCCGGCAGTCACAAGCGCAGGAGCATAACGTGGCAGTATTGCAAGGTAATGCAAA